AGTATAATGAAATATTAGAAGTGTATTTTTCTTCCTTTGACTATACCGTCGTAAAAAGAGGATCAACCAATACCCACGATTTCTTTAATGTGGATGTTTCACTTGAGGAGGTCTAATGTTTCAAGACGAAGACCTTCAAGAACATATTAAAACTAATAACACCCTTAGTATTGAATCATTTGTAGTTGCTGAATGGAACTTAAATGATTTAGAAAATGTTGCTAATTATGGTAACTATAGGTATCGTCCTACTAGTGCGTCAGTTCAATTCAGAACAGTACCAAATTCATTTGACCCTAATGACATTGGCAACTACTATACTGGTGGATTAGACTCAACAAAAGCCTCAGAGTTTTTGACTGATAAGGACGATGCCCTAATTAAGTTTGTAGAGCCAGAAAAGAATAGAGAGTTATTATTTAGTCTTAAAGAATGTTTTCAACCGTTTCGTCCACGTTCGGGTATAAATAAGTTAATGTGGTTTAACAATAAATATATTGATAATATTAGATCTGCTCGTAGACCAAGATATTATATGGCCTCAAGAGATGATGAATTTAAATATTGGAGTTCATATAGAAAAGAAGAAAATACTGAATTAGGTTTATCTTCTACAATTCAATCTAACAATGTTGGTTATCCTATTGAAGATGCTGTTCCATTTGTTGTATACAATAACCCAGTTCCAACAAATAGAATTGTTGTAAAGATGCAAACAAATCTTGCTGAAACATCTAGAGGAGAGATAAGAACTCCAGATGGTGAAACAATTAATGATCCACTTGCCGATAGAGCCAAGTCAAGTATTCCAAAAAGATGGGCTATTCAATATTTAGATTCACAAGACAATTGGGTAGAGGCAGCATCATTTGATGAAAACTCTACAAGAATAAATGGATCAAATATAGTTTCATGGGATGGATATGTTGAATTGTATTATGGAATAAGAATCCCAGAAGAGTATAAAGAACAGTTTAATTTAGTAGATTATTTAAGTGCAAGCACTCAACTTCCAATAGGATTAATGAATGGCGAATCATACTTAGTAGGAGCAGATGAAGATAATTTAGGATCTCTTTATACTTGGAATGTTGATTCGTCCGACTGGGATATCAGTACTCCAGATTATGGATTTTCATTATTAGAAGATAACGATGTTAAAAGAACTGGACTTATAAGACAATTGACTAATCCTAAGTATGTTGACCTAGATGGTCGAAGGGTATATAGAGATATAGTTTATCTAAAAGGATTAAGACTAGTAGTAGAAACATTGAATGGTCCTGAAACTACCTTTGATTTAATAGAATTATCTCCTAGATTAAAAGCAGATATATCTAACTATGTTTCAGACTTTGAAATAAATAAGATTATGAGTAATGATTCTACAGGTCTACCAGTTGGTGGATTGTTAGCCTCTAATGGTAACCTAAACCTAATGAACCATGATTCAGCCTTTAGTGAACAAAATGAAGATAGTATAGTTGCTTCATATTTAAAACCAAATGTTAAGTTTGATTTCTATGAAACAATTTTAGATGTAAATGGATATGATAAGTTTGTTCCGTTAAAAACTTTTTATGCAGAAGATTTTCCAAAGATTGCAGGAGGAATAAACGATGTTCCTATTACTCTTAGAGATTTTTTCTTTAGACTAGAAACAACAAAGGCTCCAAATTTATTTTTGCAAAACACAACTTTGACTTCAGCAATAGCCATCTTGTTAGATAATATAGGTTTTAGTAATTATGTTTTTAGTACAATTACTAACGCTACAGATCCAGTTATTCCATACTTCTTTGTTGAGCCAGATGTTAGTGTGGCTGAAGTATTACAAAGACTTGCCGTGTCAACTCAAACAGCAATGTTCTTTGACGAGTACAACAATTTTGTTTTAATGTCAAAAGAATACCTTTTGCCTGAACCTGGAGTAAGATCAACTAACCTTGAAATACTTGGTGAGACATCCGAAAAGGGTATTGTAAATCTAAGTAATATTGATAGTGCAGAAGTAACTATTATTAACTCTGGCAATATAAACTATACAACAAGATATATTCAAAGATCTCCTGCTAGTTTTAAACAAGGACAATATTTTGATGAGGATAGAACTTATATTTATAAACCAGTTTTACTTTGGGAGGTTGCATCTGATCAACAACAAAAGACCATAAATGAAAAAGCAAAGAACGCTCAAGGGTATACCTTGGGTGCTGTTCCTATTAATGCTAATCTTTCTTCTACCCCTCCTAATGTTGTTAATAGAGTTATTGTAAATAATATTATTGATCTAGGTGAAAATATTTATTGGCTTCCAAGATTTCAAGGGTATCTGTATGCAAATGGAGAAATTATTAGATATGATGCTGTAGAGTATGCTATATCTGGATCTCAAAAACAATGGATAACAAGTAATCAAGAATATCAAAGATATTTTGGCAACCTACCTTTTAATGGAAAGATGTATCCTACTGGTAATATTAGAATATATTCTGAACCACATTATCAAGTTTTAAATCCTGGACAAGTTAATGAACAAGTTGTGTTTGAAAATGGAGAAGTTAAAGCACATGGTCGTGGACAGTTTGGCACAGAGATAACTGAGCATTACGCAGGATTGTCAACATATTGGAGTGACAATGCTAATGTTCGTGGATGTGTTATGAGGTCTGAGTACATTTTTAATACAAAGCCAGTAGATAAAATATCTTTTCCAACTTTCCCCGCACTTGGAGATGCCGTTGGTGTAAGTAATTCTAGTGCACAACAATCAAGTAGAACTGGGATAATTGCTAACTTTAATAGAGAAACTATCCCAACAGACGATGCATTAAAAACTCTTAAATCAACAGATTCTGCAGTGGTTCAATCTTCTGCTTTAGTATTTGCTGGACCAACTCCAATTCCTCAGGGTATAAAGCCAAGAGATTTGGTTTCTTATGTATATAAAGAAATTGATAATGACTATACACATTTTGGAACTAGGATGAGAATTGTTGGAAAGAAAGGATCAACTACTGGTTCTCAAACTCCACTTAACTCTACTGAATATTTTACAGTTACTTCTACAACCGATCAGCAATCAACCTTGTCTGGGGGTTCTGGTGGCCTTGGTATTATGATTAATCCAGATAAAAACTATGGATACTTTTTTGAAATCATGTCTTTAACTACAGATAACTTACAACAATTTACTACACAAAATGAAACAACTGGAGAAACTACAGTTATTCATAATATAATTTTTTATAAAGTTATTCCAGGAACAGTTGATGGTGCTACAGCAGCAGTCCCTAAAAAACTTTGGGGTGGTATAGGAAAGATACTAGTTGATGAAGGAACTTTAGTAGGGCAAGATAGATTAACTGCTCAAAGTAATCCAACAGTGTACGATTTGGCTATAGAGTATGAAGATATTGGAAGTGTTAGAAGATTCTATCTATATATTAATAATGCTATTGTTGCAACCGTAGATGATGTAAGTCCATTGCCTTGGTATAACGGCATGGCTTTATTTACTAGAGGATCATCTAAGTGTATGTTTGAAAATATTTATGCTTTAAAGAATGTTCAACAACAAGATGTTGGAGCAACCCTTGTAAAAAATATTAGAAACGAATTTGGTAGATTGACAGCAACAAGCATATCTCAAGTATTCGGAGACGACGAATTAACTAGTTCTGAATCATTAAGAAAGTATTCTATTTCAGGACTGATTCAATCAACACTCTTGTCTGGAATTAGTTCTGGTGCAGCCCCTAAGTATAAGATATATTTTGAAGAGTTTGGTACTATCTTTAGAGAGTGTGCATATTTTAATATTCGATACGATCAAGCCTACCCTGCTTTAGTTGCTGCTATTGCACCTTCTTTAAGTAAAGAAAAATCTTTTACTATATCTGGTTTTAGAGCAGGTAGTTATGGGGCAGAATTTTTAATTTTTAATAATACTGATAAACTTATGGCTTTGGATGAAACAACAGGTAATTATTTAAGAATATTTGGTGTAACTTTTACTCAGAATACTTCTAATGTTTTAACTGTGGATGATTATTTTAGAAAGCGTTCAGATCAGTCTGATCCTATTTATGTTAATAATACTTTGTACTCTCCTCAGGTAGCACAAAAAACTTATCAGAATATTCAATTGAGTAGATCTAAGTATGGTAAGAGAGAGTTTTCACTTGATTCTCCATATATTCAAAATGATGATACTGCTAATGGGTTAATGTCTTGGATTGTTAATAAGACTTTGAGACAGAGAAAGAAGATTGGGTTAGAAACTTTTGGTACTTCTCATCTTCAACTTGGAGATCTTGTTACAATAGATTATACCCTTCCAGATGGTTATAAGTTTGTTGACCCAAACACACAGTTTGTTGTTTCTTCAATATCTTATAGAAGAGATCAGAATGGTCCAAATACGGCAATAAAGGTGGTTGAGGTATAGTGGCAAAGAAACCAACTGCAGCAAAAAGTGCAGAAAGACAATCATATTTAGAACAACAAGTTAAGTTGTTACCTAAGGCACAACAAAAAGCAGCACTTGCTGATGTTAAAAAAGCAGCCAAAGGTGGACTAACTAAAGATGAATTGGTTGCTATTGATAAAAAATTAAACACAACTCTGTATGGAGCAGATGCTCGTAGTGGTACAGCAGGTAGAGCACCATGGCTAGAGCCAGATGCTGTTACATTCTCAGCCACAGTTTCTATAGCAAATAATACCAACACACCTACATATGTTGCTCCAGATGTTGTAGTTAAAACTCCAACTAGAGATGTTGTTAATTTTACAGATGATTCTAATATAGGGGTAGAACTTATTACTAATTTGTTGTTTGAAAATTTGGGGGCAAATGAATTAGTTAAATTTGAAAGACATGATACTATCGAAGGTACTAATGCAAACTATGACATTATCTCTAACCTATCTTCTATACAAAAAGAATTTGATCCTTCTAAGTTAATATCTAGACAAAAACCTGATAGATCATATTTTGACATATTCAATATTAAACTAGAAGATAAAATACCTACCGATAAATATTTAAGAAACAATCCAAAAGTAGATGGTAGTGGTCAAACAAATATTACAGACTATGTATATATAGATTCAAATGGTAACTTAGTGGTTGAATTAGTTAACATGAACTCTGATGAGTTGGTAGAAGTAGAAATAGAGTCGAATGGTACAATATATGTGGGGTACGAAATTGATTACTGATAGCGGAAAACAACTTGTAGCAAAGTATTTACTTGGGCAGGCTCCTGCCTATGCCACCTATTTGGCCGCTGGAGTAGGGTCTAAGGCTCTTACAGAAGAAGAGACAATACTTATACCCTCCGATAAAAACTCTCTTGATTTTGAGGTTTTTAGAGTTCCTATCACATCTAAAGGTTTTATTAAAGAAGATGGGGTAGAAAAAATTGTATTTAAAGCAGAAATGCCATCAGAACAAAGATATCAAATAACTGAATTAGGTGTTTATCCTGCAGCAAGTAATTCTGTAGCAGGAAAATATGATAGTAAACTATTAGTTACTTTTTCACCAACAGAACAATGGCAGTATGTTTTAAATGGTAGTGCCTCTGCAGTTCCTTACCCTAATCAAGCCATTGATAGCGACAACTCTGTGAGTGATATTAATAATAATATAGAAGATGTTTTATTTATTAACTCAGATTCAACTATGTTTAATAGCCAATCAAGAAGAGATAGAAACGAAGGTCCTAGATTTTTAAATACATCTTTAATGATAAGTGGAAGTTCTTCATTCTTAAGTGAAACTTTTACACCAACATCAAATTCTATTTCTCTTGAAAATTCTAATATTAGTTTTGATCTTGGTCAAAATCTTCCAGATGATAAACTTAAGATTGCTTTATCTTTAGTTAGCAAGTCTAGTGTTGTAAATGCTAATCCTGATTCTGTTAAAATTAAAATAGAGTTTATTAATAATTTATCTGGTGTGGCTATTGCTGCACCTAAAGCAACTTTAAAAATATTGTTAACAGGCGATGACTTTTTAGATGAGTTTGACAATGTTAAAAGATATATTATTGTAGAAAAAACTTTATCTCAATTTGTTAAAGATGATAATTTTTCTTATTCTAACGTAAACTATATTAGAATATATGCAACAGTTATTGTTAATAATAATCCTAGTGATAATTATTATATAGTTTTTGATGGTATGCGTTTGGATAATTTAACTTCAGAGAATCCTTTATATTCTTTGTTTGCCTATAACCTATTAAAAACTGATGATGGATATCCAATTCTTAAACAAGAAAACACTAGCAATTATATTGAGTATAGATTTGGAATTGGCGTTGATGGATAATGCCAAAATTTATTATCCCAATAAATAAACTGCCACCACCTGCTCAAGACGGAACACAAAATTTAAGATTTAGAATAACTACAGATGACAAAAACAGTTTGTCTCAATGGTCAACAATATTTACAGTAGAAAGCGTTGGGCAAAAAGATCCAGATCAAGTAGAGTCAAATATTACAGCCTTAACTGCTGAGGGACCTTTTGAGGTAGTTTGGAATCCAAATGTGTCTACGTCTGTAAATACGCACGGCATTGTTGATAATGAATTACAGGCTTATGATATTTTTACTAAATGGAACTATGATGCAGATTTTAATTATTTTGGTAGGGTAACTGGTAATAAGGTTACTATTTATAAACCTTTACCAGCAACTTCTTTAAGGGTTGTTGGCCAATTACCATCTCATCCTGTTCCAACAGAAACTATTGCAATGTTTCAAATATTTGATACAGGAGTTGTCCCTCTATAATGGCTTATCCACAAGTTTATAGTTCTGAAACTGGTCAATGGACTAGTCTATTTGAAGAAGCGGTATCAATAGATAATTTAGATGGTGTAGTTTTATCTAATGCTCAAGAAGATGATTTATTAAGATATAACTCCGCTTGTGCTAATTTTGTTAATGAGTCTTTGCCAGGAATTATTAATGGAAAAAATATTGCACCAGCAACAATAACAACATCTGGTTTGTCTACTTTTAATAGTGCTTCTGTAATAGGTAGTGCTACAATAAATGAAAATCTTACAGTTGGAAGTAGCCTTACTGTTAATGGTGTTTTAATAACAGGAACTTCTCCTTCTGCTACTGTAACAACAGAGCAAATTCAAGATGCGACTGCTCCATTATTTGATCATGCATTTCATACAAACATAACAGCAACCTATGACGACGCCAATAATAGAATACTTCTTTCAGCATCGGCATCTTCTGCTTCGGCAACAATTTCTACAGAAGAAATTCAAGATGTTGTTGGTCCGATGTTTGCACATTCAAACCATACTAATGCTTCAGCATCTTACAATGATTCAACTGGTCAAATATTAATATCTGTTGCAAGTCCTGTGGCAGGATCTTCTCAAACAAATTTTTATGACGTAGTTAGAGATTATGGTGCAGTTGCTGGAGAAGCAAATTCTGCAACTAAAATTCAAAATGCATTAAATGCAGCAAGAGATGCGGGTAGTGGAATTGTTTATATACCAGCAGGAACTTATAATATACAAAGTACTTTACAAATATTTTCAGGAACCACATTATATTTAACACCTAAAACTACAATATTCAGACAATTTGCAACCTCTCCATTAATTGCTAATGGTGCTTTTAACGCAAGTTATTCTGGATATAGTGGTCAAAGCAATATAAGAATTATAGGAGGTATCTGGGAATCAAGAGGTCCAGCCTATCCAATACAACCAGCAATGGCTATGAGCATTGGTCACGGTACAGATATAATTATTCAAGATCTAACAATTTCAAATGTTGGAGGATACCATGCTATTGAAATTAATTCAAGTAAAAATGTTAAAGTTCAAAATTGTAGATTTGTAGGATTTACAGATACAGGAAACAGAGGTTATTCAGAGGCTATTCAAATAGATTTAGCAGGAGAAGGTCTTTTTGGATGGTTTGGAAGTTATGATTCAACACATTGTAGTGATATTACTGTTAGTGATTGCTATTTTAGTTCTTCAGGAACTGCTGGAACTACAGCATGGCCAACAGGTATTGGAACTCATTCTTTTGTAGCGAATCAATATCATAAAAATATTAAATTAATTAATAACACTTTTGAAGGATTAACACAGTATGCAATAAGAACATATAACAATTATGATGGCTTGTTAATTCAAAATAATATTATTAAAGATTGTTTTGGTGGGATAACTGTTGGACCAGATAATGATGCAGATTTTACTGAAGCAGACGGTCCAGATATGCTTGCATATTCAGATAATCACACTTCTTATAACATAACAATATCAGATAATTCTATTGACAATTCTGGTACGACAGGAACAAACGGTATTTGGATAATTAATGCTCAAAATGTCAATATTACAAATAATAGAATTAAAGGCATATCAAGATCTGGAAATAGTTTGGCTGATGGAATTCTTTGTGTAAAAATTATTAACGCTATTATATCTAATAACAATATAGAAGATATTGGTGATGATGGTATTGATGTTAGAACACAGTCTAGAAATGTTTTTATAGTGAATAATTTAACTACAAATGTATCTCAAACTTCTAATAATTTTTATAGACATATTTATTTGAATAATGATGCTGATGATTGTTCAATTATTGGTAATAGAGGGTATAGAACTTCTGCTAACATTGCAGCACACGGCCTTGAGTTTACTAGTACCTGCAACAATCTTAGATTTTTTGGTAATTATTATGGAAGTGCTGCTACTACTGCAGTGGATAATACCTCTACTAACTCAAGTACTTCTACGGATAACCTCTAACATGGTATACTAGATAATTATGGCATCAATATCCCTACCCGAAAAAGGACAGCCAATAGATGTTAATTACATCTACGAGATGGCTAGTCAGATCAACAGTTTAACAAATGCTTTAGCGGTAAGATCATCAAGTAGTTCACAAGTAAACAAGGTTACTGAGACCACAGGCAACCTTAGATTCTTTGCAGCAACATTACCAGTGTCAGCAAAAACTGCATCATCTAACGAAGTTATAGATATGCCAGATTTTAATTATTCAAGTGCTGGATTCAAGACCCCGCCAGTCGTAGTAGCAACAGTAGTGAATAACGGTGGAGTAAGTGGTGTAGATGCTGGTAATAGTGCTACAGTAATTTTAGATTCAGTCGGTACCTCACAGGCAACAGGGGTATTAAGATTTGGACTATCAGGTGGTTTAAATATAAGTATTAACGTAATCGCTTTAGGTATACCTACCTAATTTGTGATATAATCTTATAACATTTAAATTAAGGAAAATAATGATCAAATGCTTAAAGTGCAACAAAGGAAGAATGTTTGTTGACAGGGTATTTTTATCATATAATCATTTAGAACTATATTGTTTAGCGTGTGGTAAAAGAGAAATGTATCAAAACCCAGAAAGACATGGTAAAAGAGCAGCATGGATAATGCAGACGGAAAAGGCAAGAGCCAAAAGAATTGGGAGCGTAATTTAAAAAAAGTAAAGCCAAGTAAGGCTATATTCTTTTTAGAAAACAATCTTGTAAGACTACTTCATTATAATAGGGCAAATGATATATGCTCTCTTTATAATTTTAATTTAGATAAAGAACAAACAATGCTTTATAGCGATTTTAAAAAACATAGAAGAAGAGCCTATAGTATAGTCAATACTTTAAGAATATTTAAAAGATCAAGAATGCAGATGGAAAGATGGATTAAATTAGGATTAATATCTCCTCCAATAGGAACTACCCCAGGAGGTGAAAGAAGATTTCAAAAAATGTCCTATTATTCTGAAGATGACCTCTTTACAATTCGTTCAGTTCTTGCTACAATACATAAAGGAAGACCTAGAAAAGATGGAAGAATAACTCCAAGAAGAGATGTGCCTACAGAAAAGGAGTTGCGTTCTTTGATAGGAGACGCTATAATGTTATATACGAAGACAGAGGATGGGCGGTTCATTCCTGTATGGCAAGAAGAAACGTGGTAATTAATGATTGACAAAACAACAGTAAATGTAACACTTGGTTACACATTAAATTTAGGAAATTTTCAAAGCCTTAGAGTAGATCTTGGTTGTACTGATTTTGTTCGTGATGGGGAAAATCATGAAGATGCTATGGAACGTGTTTATAAGTTCATAGAAACAAAGGTAGTAGAAAAAATTGAGGATGCGAAGAAAGAACTAGAATAGTGGCTGATCGTAAGATTAGATACGCACTAATAACTAGATTTAAGAAGTTAGCATCTCAAAAAGAACTAGTAGTAAATATTAATATACACATTGAGCAGTGGGCTTCACAGTCTTTAATTGACTCGTATGGTTTAGATATTTGTTATGAAATGTTAGACTATTACTTTGAAGTCTCAGAAACACCAGACTGGAAGTGGTTTGTTAATAACGCAGATAAGATATTTAAAAACTTGACTGCAAGAAAAGAAGATGCTAGAATTAGAGCGGTGCTTCGTGAGCAAGCGAAAGATTGGTTGGGTAAATAATGTCAGCAGAGTTAGAAGGCAAGGTCCTATCTGCTGTATTAAAAGATAAACAAATACACATATTGTTACAAGCAAACCCAGATGCTTTATTTAAAACACATAAAGATATTTGGGATTTTATTAGAAACTATCAAGAACAAAATAGTACAGTACCCCCAGTAGATTTAGTTGTAGAAAAGTTTAGAGATTTTGATCCAGTTGGAGAAATTGGTGGAACTAAACATCATTTAGAAGAATTAAGAACAGAACATTTGCAAAGTAGTTTAAGTAATGTTTTAATGGACACTGCTAGTAAGTTAAAAAATAATCAACCTAATGAAGCACTTAATAGTATTATTACTAAGACATCAGAGTTAAAAAGAATAACAGCAGACATTAGAGATGTTGACGCAGTTGACATTGAAGATGCTCTTGCTTATTATAAGCATGTAAAGGAGATGAATGAAAAAGGTATTGCAGGTATTAAAACAGGTCTTGCGGGTTTTGATAACTATCTTCCAGCGGGTATTGCTCCTGGTCAGTTTGGTATTCTTCTTGCTTATCCTGCTATTGGTAAGTCTTGGCTTGCACTTTTTATGGCTGTTCAGGCATGGAAGAATGGAAGAAAGCCGTTAGTCTTGTCTCTTGAAATGACAGAAACAGAAGTCCGTAACCGTGTATACACAATTATGGGACAGGGAATGTTTTCTCATAGAAAGTTGAGTTCTGGAGTTGTTGACCCAGAAGCATTTAAGATATGGGGAGACCAACATTTAAAAAATATGCCACCATTTCACATTGTTTCTAATGATGGTTTAGGAGAAGTCAACCCATCAGTTTTAAGGGGTAAAGTAGATCAATACTCTCCAGATATTGTATTTGTAGATTATATTCAATTGATGCAATCAAATAACTATACAGATAATGAAGTAGTAAAAATTAAAAATATATCTAGAGAGTTAAAGATACTTGCTATATCAGAACAAGTTCCTATTGTTGCTATTGCTTCTGCTACCCCAGATGATGCTACAGATATGTATAGCGTTCCATCTCTTGGCCAAGTTGCTTGGTCTAGGCAGTTAGCGTATGATGCTGATTGGGTGCTTGCACTTGGTCGTGCTGCTGGAAGTAGTATTTTGGAATGCATATTTAGAAAGAATCGTCATGGTTTTTCTGGAGAATTTATGATTGATATCGATTTTGACTCTGGAAGGTTTATGTATAAGGATAATGAGGGGGCATCTTAAATACCATTGATATAATTTAGGTATGTCTTACAGTCATAGAAAGATAACTAAATTTGGTTTAGAGGGTGAGATCTTTGATGACGCCAAGATTCCTAAAATAAAAGATCAATATATTAATATGATCTGCAATGGCATGAGACACAGAGGCTATGTTCCAAGATATGACATTGACCCAGACTTTACAATCAGTTATAATGGTAAGACATTTGAGTTTAAACTATCAATTTACGGAGTGTATGTTGGAAAGAAAAGAGCAAAGTGCGTAAAGGGAATAGACAAGAACCAAGTTATAACATCAACTACTATTCAGAATCTCAAGTCAGAAGAAGTCTCTTAGCCGCTGGTATAGACATAGTCTCAGAAGTAGATATAGACTTTATTATTTTCTGTCCATTTCATAGTAACAATAGAACTCCAGCAGGAGAAGTACATAAGACTAGTGGTATGTTTTATTGTTTTGCTTGTCAAGAAACTAAAGAACTTGTAGAAGTTGTTATGGAGGCTTCAGGTAGATCATACTTTGAAGCAGCAAGATTAATTGATTCTAAATCGGACAGCAAGAATATTTTAGAAAACGTTACGCAGATGCTTGAAAAGAAAGTTGAGTTTGAAGAGTATGATTCTGCAATGATAGATAAGTTAAACAGTAATGCCTTGAGTATGGAAAGAGCAGCAGATTATTATAAGTCAAGAAAGATAACTAAAGATAGTGTTATTAAATATAAATTAGGATATTCAGATAAGCAAGATATGGTTACTATTCCAGTTTATTCTCCTGATGGAATATGTTTAGGATTTGTTGGTAGATCTGTAGAGGGAAAAGTTTTTAAAAATACTCCTGGGTTACAGAAAAGTAAAACCTTGTTTAACTTGCAGAGAGCAAAAAGACACGATAAAGTTTTTGTTGTAGAATCATCGTTTGACGCAATAAGGTTAGAGCAGGTTGGTGTTCATGCCGTTGCTACTCTTGGTGCTACTATTTCAAAAGAACAAAGAAAACTTCTAAAGCAATACTTTAATCAAGTTATAGTTTTAGGAGATAATGATGAGGCTGGAAAAAACATGTCTAAAAAAATGATTGATTTTTTTGGATCAGGTTGTATAGCCCCATCACTTCCAGAGGGTATAAAAGATGTTTCAGACTTATCAAATGATGATTTAAAATCATTTGTAGATAAGTTTGACAATATACTATACTCTATGCTAAACTAGAATAACTGCTCATATACAGAGCAAAACACTAAGGAGAAATATATGTCAATTATAAAAGGACTAAAAAATATTGAGGCTGCACTTGATAAGCCAAAATATGATTCAAATGGCCCAAAGGTAAAGTGGCTAAAACTAGACGATGGTCAAAGTGTTCAAATTCGCTTTGTTAGTGAATTGGATGCAGACTCTCCACACTATGAAGAAAAGCGTGGACTTGCTATCGTTGTTAAAGAACACACTAATCCTAAAGACTACAAGCGTAAGGCTGTAGATACTATGGATACAGAAGGTAAAGACTGGGCAGAAGAAATGCACCGTAAAGATCCTAAAGCAGGATGGGGAGCACGTCTTCGCTTTTACGCTAATGTGTTAGTAGATGACGGCATCAATGATCCATACATTGCAGTATGGAGTATGGGTGTTTCAAAGTCTGCAACGTTTAATACAATTAGAGAATATGCTTCTGAATCATCAAGCATTTCAAACATGAGTTGGAAATTAAAAAGAAATGGTAAGGGTACAGAAACAACTTATACTCTTATTCCATTAAAACAAGATGCTGAACCATTTGATTGGTCTAAATTCGAATTTCCAAATATTGAAAATGCTTTGAAAAAAGTTCCGTACGCAGAACAAGAAGCGTTTTATTTGGGATTTGATAATCCTGCTACCTCAACATCCGTTGACTGGTAATTAACCGAAAGGCTATGGTTTGAACTACGTACCTCTGCACGTCCATACTCACTATTCATTAATGGATGGTGTTGCAACTCCTGAAGAGTATTGCAAACGTGCTAAAGTTAACGGAATGCAAGCCATAGCCATTACGGATCATGGTGCACTATCTGGACATCGTCCAATGTATCGTGCTGCAAAAGCCGAGGGTATAAAGCCAATATTAGGCATAGAAGGCTATATGACTCATGATAGATTTGACAAAAGAGATAAAACAGAACGAGAAGGAAATAAATTAGATTTGATTTATAATCATATTGTTATTCTTGCCAAGAATCAACAAGGATTAGAAAATTTAAATAGGTTAAATGAAATAGGTTGGACAGAAGGATTTTATAGTAAGCCTAGAATAGATTTTGAAGTATTAGAAAAGCACAAAGAAGGTCTTATTGTTTTGTCTGCTTGCCTTTCAGGTATGGTTGCAAAGGCTGTAGAAAACAAAGAGTATGCAGAAGCAAAAAGAATTTTAACTTGGTTTAAAAATACTTTTGGTGAAGATTTTTATGTAGAGGTAATGCCACATAATCCTAAAGAACTTAATCATGAATTATTAGAACTTGCAGATGCAATGGATATTAAATCTGTTGTGACCCCTGATTGTCATCACGCTACTAAAGATCAAAAGATTATTCAAGAAATTATGTTACTTTTAAATACTCATGCTAAGTTACTAAAAGATGTTAAGTTTGAAAAGTCTCAAAAAATTGATAACGTTATGAAGCGTCTTGATTATTTGTATGGCGAAGATAGGTTTATGACTTTTAGAACATTTGATATTCATTTGCTTTCATATGATGAAATTAAACAACAGATGAATATGCAGGGTATACAAAGAGAAGATATTTATACTAATACTATAGAGGTTGCTAATAAGATAGAGGATTATAATATTGTTTCTCATTTAGATTTGCTACCCACAAAAGTTAATAATTCACAAGATACTCTAAAAGATTTAGTTATTAAAGGATTGGTAGATAAGGGTCTTGCCCATAAAGATGAATATTTAGATAGAGCATTAGAAGAGTTAGAAATTATTGAAGATAAAAACTTTGCACCATACTTTTTGATTGTAAGCAATATGCTTAATTGGGCTAAGGATCAAGGGATACTTGTTGGTCCAGGTCGTGGTTCTGCAGCAGGATCTTTGGTTTGCTACGCATTAGGTATTACAGATATAGATCCATTAGAATATGATTTATTGTTTTTTAGATTCGTAAACCCAGATCGTAACGATTTTCCAGATATTGACTCTGACATTGCCGACTCAAGACGTGATGAAGTTAAAACATATCTTGAAAAAGAATATCAAAACGTTGCCTCTATTGCAACATTTTTAATGTTTAAAGGAAAAGGTATTGTAAGAGATGTGTCAAGGGCATTTGATGTTCCCTTAGCAGATGTTAACAAAGTTTTAAAAACTGTTGATGATTGGGATGATTTTACTAAGTCAACAACAGCACAATGGTTTAGATTAAAATATCCAGAAGTAGTTACTTATGGTGAACAACTTCGTGGTCGTATTCGTGGAACAGGTATTCATGCTGCAGGTGTTGTGACTGCTAAAGAGCCTATATTTAAATATGCTCCAATGGAAACTAGAACTGCTCCAGGAACTAAGGATAGAATTCCTGTGGTTGCTGTTGACATGGATGAAGCAGCAGATATTGGTTTAATTAAACTTGATATCCTTGGTTTAAAAACTTTAACAGTTATTGATGACACTTTAAAATCAATTAAAGAACGTCACAAGATTAATATTAGATTAGATGAGATTAAGTTAGATGATAAAAATGTTTATGAGATGTTGTCAGAAGGAAAGACAAAGGGAGTGTTTCAGTGTGAAGCAACTCCCTATACAAACTTACTTGTAAAAATGAATGTATCTAATCTTAACGAGTTGGCTGCCTCCAATGCTTTGGTTCGTCCAGGTGCAATGAACACTATTGGTAAAGATTATTTGTTGAGAAAGCATGGTAAGCAGGTTACAGAATACATTCATCCTATCATGCAAGAGTTTACAAAAGATACATATGGTTGTGTTTTGTATCAAGAACAAGTTATGCAGGCTTGTGTTCACCTTGGTGGTATGACAATGTCAGAAGCAGATAAGGTTCGTAAGATTATTGGTAAGAAAAAAGATGCAAAAGAGTTTGATGAGTTTAAAGATCGTTTTGTTGTGGGAGCATCTAAACATATTACACCATTTAAGGCAGAAGAATTGTGGCACGACTTTGAGGCTCATGCTGGATATTCTTTTAACAAATCTCACGCTGTTGCTTATTCTACCTTGTCATATTGGACGGCATGGTTAAAATATTATTATCCAACAGAGTTTATGTATTCATTATTAAAGAATGAACAAGATAAAGATGCAAGAACCGAATATCTTATTGAGGCAAAGAGAATGAATATCTCAGTAAAACTTCCTCACGTTAACGAATCTAATAGTGACTTTAAAATAGAGGGTAAAGGAATTAGAATAGGATTGTCTGCTATTAAATGGATCTCAGATAAAGTATCAGAAAAAATAATTGAGCATAGACCATATGCTTCAAAAAAAGAATTTATAGAAATTGCTTCTAAAAAAGGAAGTGGAATTAACTCTAGAGCAGTTCAGGCTTTAGACTCCCTAGGTGCTTTAACATTTGATGATAATCCTAGAGATGATGCTAAGGTAAAAGAAAATCTTTATGAGTATTTAAATTTGCCAGAATTTAAAACTACAGTGCCACCTCATTTTTATGCTTACATAAACAGCGTTGAAGATTTTGACGAAGAAGGTGTATTTATTTTGATGGGTGTAATTAAAAAAATTAAAAGAGGCAAAGGTTGGTCAAGGGTAGAGTTAATGGATAATACAGGTTTAATTGGTATATTTGATGATGAAGAAACTAAAATAGAACCAGGAAAAACATATATACTTGCTATTGCTGCAAATAGGATTATGGAAGCAATACCTGTTGATGAAATAAAACAAAATTTTAATAATCCACTTATTAAGTTTTTAAATTACAAGTCTTTACCGTATAGCAATGATGAGAAATATGTGCTATCATTTAAGCCTAGAGTTACTAAAGCAGGAAAGAAGATGGCTAACATGATCATAGCCGATACATCAAGAGATATGGAATCAATCGTTGTATTCCCAACAATGTTTTCTCAAGCATATATGAAATGTGAACCAGGTAAGGCTAACAAAATGATTTTCGATCTTACAAAAGATGGAACAAAAACACTGAAAGAGGTAAGTCAATGATAGTAATAGAAGAACTGTTGTCACAATTAGATCCTATTTTAAGAAAGAAGTTAAGCATAGGGACAGATGTTGAAGTAAATAAACAAAAAACTCCAAGCATTGGATTAACTAAAGCATTAAAAGGTGGTTTTGCTTACGGAAGACAAGTTTTAATTTGGGGTAATAAGTCTGCTGGTAAATCATCTTTTTGTTTACAAATGATTGCAGAAGCACAAAAAGATGGCAAAATGTGTGCTTGGATAGATGCAGAACAATCATTTGATCCTGAGTGGGCTAGAAGACTTGGGGTAGATACAGATAAATTAATTTACTCAGAAGCAAGAACAGTTAATGATATGGTTGATGTTGCTACTCAATTAATGAAAGCAAAGGTAGATGTTTTGATTGTAGATTCTATATCTGCACTACTTCCTGCTATTTATTTTGAAAAAGATTCTACAGAACTAAAACAGTTAGAGAATACTAAACAAATTGGTGCAGAAGCAAGAGATATGACTAATGCTGTTAAGATGTTAAATTATGCTAATAATCAAGATAATCAAACTCTTCTTATTTTAATTTCTCAACAAAGAAATAATATTGGTGCTATGTATGCTAGTCATCAACCAACAGGTGGACATGCTGTTAAATTCTTTTCAAGTACTATTGTTAAATTGTGGTCTAGTGAGTCAGAAAATCAAGCAATTAAAGGCAAGATAGCAGTAGGAGATAAATTTATTGAATCAAAGATTGGTCGTACTGTAAATTGGAATATTGATTTTAACAAGACAGGTCCAGCGTTTATTGGTGGATCGTACGATTTTTATTTTGATGCAGATGTTGTTGGAGTAGATAAAGTAGCAGATCTTGTAGATACTGCAGAGTATTGTGGGGTTATTGAAAAAGGTGGAGCATGGTATACAGTTCTTGGTGAAAGATTTCAGGGTAGAGCAAAAGTAGTTGAGTATCTAAAAGAAAACCCAGACAAGGCTAAAGAATTGGAAGCATTGCTTGAGCAATAATTATACTGTTTACAATGGTAAGTTTGTTTGCCATGAATGTAAAACAATAGTTGGAACAGCAAGACTATATCAAGAGAAAAGGGAGTTGACTTGGATGTGTTCAGAAAAACATTTGTCAAAAGTTGTATTTCCTTCGAAAGGATACTAATGTCTGAACGTGGAGA